CGAGGTCAACGTAAAAGTCTGGCTTAATAATGCGAATCGCTTGGCAGACCACATCGATAGCCTGTTTGTCGTGTAACGGAAAATGTTTATCTGGTGTAACGATTCCACGTTTAACTACACCTTTATCTAATTTGGTGGTTGTTGACATATGTTCTCCATCCCCTCAAGGTCTATAAATAAATCTTCAGTTTTTCTTAGATGTTTTACAGTAGTCTGTTTTGTAAAGCGTAGCATTCTTTCACCACAGTCATCACATTCCCAAAATAAAGGTCCTTCATACGCACATAATATTTCTATACCAGTAACATTATTACTTTTACAGTGAGCACACTCGTCAGGCTTTTTACGCCATTTCTTAGTGCCCTTAATGTTAAGGTTGTTAAACATATCTATACCTCTAATGCCCTTCGATACCATCCAAACCAATACTTTTCTAAACTAGGTTTTCTATTTATTAAGTCTGCATAGTATTTAACTCTGTAACTTCTAAGTCTATCCGGTTCTAAACCAGACTTTAAAGCATTACTAATTGTCTGTGGACCTATACCTCCATCAACTGTGGTTTTTACGCCTTTAGCATTTATTGCCGTTTGCAGTATCTTTACAGCTCTCGACTTCCCCATATTAACTACCATATCAAAGTATATCATTCGTAGTTCTTCTGGTACTTTTTTTACTTTAGCTTTTAACCAGTAGTCTTTAAAGTATATATCCTCAGCATCTTTTTTAGTTAACTCCTTAATGTTAAGATAGGGATATGCTCTTTTACTAATGCCCATATTAGTTTCCCCTCCCGGGTCAACAGGGTCATTTACATATCCCCCTTCGTGTTTAAGGATAACTTTGACTGCGTCCTTAAATTCCATTTACTTTTTAAACATTCCTTCAATAATGTCAGTTACTACATCAACACACTTCTCAAAAAATATTTGTTCTTTTTCTTCAGAAACAAATGGTATGTCAATCTTTTTATTAATTGCAGATGCAATCTTAGAAGCCATATCTTCGCTTCCTAATTCATTTTATCTTTCATAGCATCAGCTTGTTTTTCAGCTAATTCTAACATCATTCCTTTTATGTCCATTACGACTCCTTTATCTTTTTAGTTTTTAACCAAAGGTAATAAATATTAAGTGCAAACATAACACACATAAGAATCGCAGGTATAATATCCATCCAATATACCATTCCAGAACCTGCACTAACTGCACTAACTCTTAGACTGTCCATTATTTTTTAGCACCTCTCTTGGGTAATCTTTTTATTTTACCGTTGTGTGTTCTAGCAAATCTGTGAGTAGCAGTTTCCATACTAGGTATTAGTCTGCCACTATACCTTTTGCCTCCAAACATCCAACTAATTAAACCACCTTTTTGATAACCCTTTACTTTGCCACCTACTTGGTAGCCTTTCTTTTTAGGCGGTCTTCCTTTCTTACTTCCGTAAGTTCCCGGTCCCATTGGCATAATTATCTCCTTAACTTTCTTGCTTTACTTACAGCACTAGCTTTCTTTCTAGAACCACAATTACAGTTCCATTTACGTAATGCTTTATTAATTCTTGAGTTTGGGTCTCTAGCTGTCTTAGCACTAGTAAGTCTCCTTTTCATTCCACACATCCTTGCACAGAATGACTTACGTCTAGCTTTAGCTTTACCCTTTGGATTTTTTTGTGTTACTGGAGCTTTAAGAGTTCCACCCTTATAACTCGCTCTTCCTTTTGCATTTAAGCCTCCACTAGGAGACTTACCTTCTTTTCGTTGCCACGCTGGTGATGCCATTAGTGTTTCCCATTTATTCTACTTAATGAGCCATCTATACGAGACACTTGATTATCTAAATCATTTATCTCTTTTGTGAGAGCATCAAACTTTCTGTCTAATTTATCATCGGACTGGTTCCATCTATTAATAAGTTTAATTACCATTCCTTCCATATTCTCTAATGTCTCACTCTGACCCTTGTTTTCTATCTTTAAATTTTCTAATGCTTGAGCTTGTTCAGATGCTCTTTTGTTCATACTATATACCATATAGACAAACATTGCTCCGACAACGCCTATCATTCCTGCTTCTGAATATACTGCTAAAAAATCCATAATTCCCCGGTTTATTTATTTTTACGTCCCCATTTTAAAGGATTTAATTCAAGCGATTGTTTATACCATTTTTCAATCTCTTTAATTTCTGCTTCGTGCTTCGCCTCTAATTTAATAACTCTTTCTGATAATAGTTCAAGTTCTCTTGTAATATTACTAAGTTGTGTCGTAATTCCAACGTACGCATAAACAAGTGTGCCTGTAAGCATAAGCAACTGAATAAGCCACTTAATGTTAAGATGGATACTGAAGTTATCATCAATCCTATCCATCTTGTACGACCTCGCAAGTTTACTCATCCTCTTTAGGTATTTCTAACCCTAAGATTTCCCTCATCTTTTTCCAAATGCTTTGCATATCTTCTAGTTTTATATCACCAAAGCTTTTACCATCTATTAAGTCGTGGGCTTCTTTGCATTTAACTTCTGCACTCTTTTTCCACGCTTCTAATTCTGCTTTTAACATTATTTAAACCCCGTTACTAATCCGTTAGTTACTTCTACTGATTTTGTGGCACCTTTAGTGTTGATAAGGAACGATTGCTTACCAGTAAAGCTACCACTACCTGCTGGTCCAGTTGGTCCCGGTGGTCCGGGAGGTCCTGCTGACCCTGCCGAACCTGAGCTACCAGTTGGTCCGGGAGGTCCCGGAGGTCCTGCTGGTCCGGTGCCACCTGTACTTCCAGTATTTCCTTTTGGTCCGGCTGGTCCGGTAGCACCAGTGTCACCTTTCGGTCCTGCTGGTCCTGCTGGTCCTGTAGGTCCGGGTCCACCATCATCTCCGTCTGCACCTGCTGGTCCAGTACTTCCAGTAGGTCCTGCTGGTCCCGGAGGTCCAGCTACCGTACTTGCAGGTCCTGTTGCACCTGTGTTACCAGTATTTCCTTTGTCACCTTTAGGTCCAGTAGGTCCCGTGGGTCCCGTTGGTCCAGTAGGACCCGTAGGTCCTGTTAATCCAGCTAATTGTGGACCAGTAAAGTTTGCATATACAAATGCAGGTCCGGTAGGACCGGTGGGTCCAGTCGGTCCAGTAGGTCCAGTGCTACCCGTATTACCTTTAGGTCCTGCTGGTCCAGTAGAGCCAGTAGTTCCTTTAGCACCGGCAGGTCCTGTAGGACCTGCAACTCCTTGTGGACCTTGAGGTCCGGTAGGTCCAGTTGGACCTGTAAGACCTGCTAGTTGAGGTCCTGTAAAATTTGCGTAAACGAATGCAGGTCCAGTAGGTCCTGTAGGTCCTGTGCTACCAGTTGAGCCTTTGGGTCCAGCAGGTCCTGTCGGTCCTGTTGGACCAGTCGGTCCGGCTACTGTACTAGCGGCACCAGTTGGTCCAGTTGGTCCTGTTGGTCCGGTAGCACCTTTTGCACCTGTGTCGCCCTTGTCTCCCTTTGGACCAGTAGGTCCTGTTGGACCAGCAACAGTACTTGCCGCACCTGTAGGTCCAGTATTACCTGTATTACCCTTTAATCCTTGTGGACCTGTCGGTCCTGTCGGTCCTGTCGGACCGGTTGGTCCCGTAGGACCAGTTAATCCTGCTAACTGAGATGATGTAAAATTTGAATATGTAAAAGCTGGACCTGTTGGACCCGTTGGACCTGTCGGACCTTTGGCTCCGGTTGGACCAGTATTACCTTTGGGTCCTTGTGCACCAGTAGGACCGGTCGGTCCTGCAACAGTAGAATCAGCTCCTGCTGGACCAGTGGCTCCAGTTGGACCTGTGTTTCCTTTTAAACCTTGTGGACCCGTAGGACCAGTTGGACCCGTGGGACCAGTATCTCCGTCATCACCTTTTGCTCCTGTTGGACCAGTAGGACCAACACTACCAGTTGCTCCTTTGTCACCCTTAACTCCTTGAGGTCCAGTAGGACCTATACCACCAGTCGGACCAGTGGGACCTGTAGGTCCAGTTGCTCCGGTGTCACCTTTAGCACTTAGTTCTGCCCAATTATTATTACTGCTACTAGGTTCTGAATTACTATTAGCTTTTACAGCTATCCAAGAAGCTCCTGTTTTAGCAAGATATACTGCATCATCTACAGAATAGCTAGTAGAACTAGACCAATCACTTTTCCATACTAAACCTTCAGGACCTGTGCTTCCAGTAGGACCTGTAGGACCAGTACTTCCAGTGGGTCCGGTAGGACCTGTAGGACCGGGAGCACCTGTAGGACCCGTACCTCCTGCTGGACCGGGACTACCCTTAGCACCTGCAACACCAGCAGGACCCGTAGGACCTGTAGGTCCGGCAGGACCATCTGAGCCTGTATTACCTTTAGGACCGGCTGGACCTGTTGGTCCGGTTAAACCTGTTAAACCTGTAGGTCCAGTACTACCTTGAGGACCTGTGGGACCTGCTGGTCCTTGAGGACCTGTAGGACCTGCTGAAGCCCATTTTTCTGACTCTTCTGTGCTAAAAGCATTAAATAGCATTTTATAAATGTGGTGTACATCATCATAAAGTTTGTTAAAATCTGTTCTTAAAACCTCAACTGCATCCATTACATTGTGTGTAATAGGGTCTCTTGTTGAGTCTTGTTCTACATTATCAGAATCATATAAATGCGGTAGTCTAGCTTGAGTTTTTAAAGTTGTAGGTTTAGTAGTTAGATTACTTAAATTTCCGTCAGATAATTTTTCTTTTGCCATTATATACTCGCTATTTTTATATAACCACCATAAAGCCTATGACTTGTAGATGTTGGATTCCATTTTATTACCATATACCTACCTGATGATGTTGCGGCTATACCACTTGAAGGATTAACTGAATTTTCTCCGTTAGTAAATAAAGTTGTTATTTGTGCAGAAGTTACTGTAGAGCTACCTGTATCACTATAATACAAATGCACTTGGACAGAAGAAGTACCATTTACTCTAACGTGAGTACATTTATAACCTTGTGGTATTAGTATATTAGCATAAGCTTCTAATGAACTTGACATAACTCTACCTTGTGCTCCATTGTCAACCATTGCATAGTTAAAATAACTTTGGTCATCATTAGCTATAAAGTCAGCAGGTGTAAAAAATATTTTATCAGTAGTTCCTACAGGGTTATATGGTATAGTAGGTCTATTACTTAA